AAGAAATGGCAACTTCATTTAGCAGAATGTCCAAAATGGACACCACTGAGCCTTCAGTTGATGAAGTCGGCAGTGGCATGAAGCGTGGTGGTCATGCACGCAAGAAAATGGCTTTGGGCGGTGGATTGCCTATGGGTCGTATTACTGGTGCAGCCGCTCCTGAACAAGCCGCTCAAATGGCTGCTGTTCGTCCTCGTGGCGCAACTATGATGGCACCTCGTGCAATGGGTCGTCCTGCCTCAGGTATGCCCGTCATGCGTAAAAGCGGCGGTAAGCTTGAGAAAGAAATCCGCAATGAGCGTGAAGAGTTGCATCGTGTAGACGAGCGCCTCAACCGTCATGAGAGCATGAAAGCTGGTAAGGCTCATCATGGTCTTAAGATGGGCGGTAAGGTTGACGTACCCGGCGGTTTGTTGGGTGGCGTTGAGGCTTACGGCGCTCATAGCAAAGGCAAGACTGGCGGCATAGAAGGTCCGGGCTACAAGAAAGGCGGCAAAGCAATGCACAAAGCTATGGGCGGTAAGATTCAGAAAGACACCGTTGCATCTGAAGCCAATACCAAGGTAGTTGGTGCCAAAATGCGCAAGTCAATCTCCTCAAAGACTGGTGCGCTTGAAGGCGTTGGCTACAAGAAAGGTGGTAAGGCTCACTATGCTAAAGGTGGCTCGGTTAAGCCTTACGAAAACACCGAAATGCATGGTGGTCCAAAAATGCCTACCAAGAAGCTCGGCACTGGTGAGATTAAACAATCACCTGCTGGCTACAAGCACGGCGGTCACGTAAGCATGAAAGATCATTCAGCAAAACATTCGCATGGTCACACGCATACTGAGCCAATGAAACGTGGTGGTAAGTGCAACTACTAATAGGAACGGGGGCGGCTTAGGTCGCCTCCACCTTTAAGGATAGATTATGAGCAATAACATTGTTGCGTCGGTAACCCGTGGCGGAGCGTATGAGCCTTTTGACCTTCAAGTGGCTCGTGGTCAGATCATGGGTCATAGCGTTGTAAGTCTGTTCGGCTATCAATCTTCTGTTACAACGACTCCAATCCCTATTTGGGAAAATGCAACGACTTACACTTATATTACGTCAGCGTCAACTTTGACGATGGTAAGTACTTCAGCATCTGATGATACTTCTGCAAAAATTTTAATTAGCGGATTGGATTCAAACTTTAATCCAATTTCTGAAACCTTGGCATTAAATGGCATTACTGGTGTCACTACCGTTAATTCATATTTTCGTGTTAATAGCTTGTTGATGGTATCGCCCGGAACGGGACAAAACACTAACGTCGGAACGATTACCCTGAAGCAATCGTCTAATGTGGTAGCTCAAATCAACATCGGTATCGGCAAATCACAAAGCACTATTTATACTGTTCCTGCTGGATATACTTTTTATCTTGATCTGGCTGAGGTTAATAGCTCAAACAGTTACACAGGTAGCACGATTATTACTTATAAAGTGCAAGCTATCAATAACGTAACTGGGGTTAAGTTAACCGTATTGCAACAGCCGTTCGTGTCAATATATACCGCCTCACGAGCTTCTGACCCGTTTGCTTACTCAGAAAAAACTGATATTCAATGGCAGTTAGTGACAAGCACTGGGACTATTGCCGCTGGTATTATCATTACTGGTAAGTTGATTCAAAACAACAACAACGTCACCGGCGTAGGTACTTAATCATGCCTAGCAAATCCCCTTCTCAGCATCGTCTGATGATGGGGGTTGCGCACTCCAAGGCGTTTGCCAAGAAAGTGGGCATCCCTCAGAAGGTCGGCAAAGAGTTTGCTGCGGCTGACGTTGGCAAGAAATTCAAATCTGGTGGGTTATACGCCAACATCCACGCCAAGCAAGAGCGTATTGCTCATGGATCTGGTGAGCATATGCGCAAAGTAGGTAGCAAAGGCGCTCCGACTGCGGAAGCTTTTAAGGAATCTGCAAAGACAGCGAAGATGAAAAAGGGTGGCGTATCTCTGGCTGTTGGTCGTGGCGAAAAGTTGCCCACAAAGCAAGGCGCAGGACTTACAGAAAAGGGTCGTGCCAAGTATAATCGTGAGACAGGAAGCCACCTGAAAGCGCCGCAACCACAAGGCGGCAGTCGTAAGAATTCATTTTGTGCCAGAATGAGTCCTATTGCAGAAAAAAGTGAAAAGGGTAGTCGTGCAAGAGCATCAATGAAGCGTTGGAAATGCCCAAATTGGTAATAGGATAAAGCATGAGTACATCAGGAACCGTTAGTACGACTGTAATTACCGTCCAACAACTCATAGATCATGGAGCTAGGCGTGCGGGTAAGCTTGCGGAAGAGTTGACGGTTGAGCAAGTCTCTGCAGCTAAAGATAGCCTGTACTATTTGCTCTCAAGTCTAGCTAACTGGGGTGTCAACTACTGGGCGATCAACAAGGTTGTCCTAGGCTTGATCCCAGATCAGTTTGAATACTACTTACCAGTAGGTACGGTTGACGTTTTGAACGCCAACTATCGTACTTTGACCAACGTCAATACGAACGCATACAGCACTTCTGGTGTTACGCTCAACGCTTTTAATGGCGTGGGCAATTTAATCTGCCAATTGACCAACAATACTGGCTCAATTGGTATTGCACCGGGTTCAGGTAGCCCTGTTTACATCAGCACAATCGGTATTTTGCCTGCTGTAACTGGATCTGTAACCGTAGAATTGCAATATTCCTATGACAATATCACTTGGGTGACTGTTGAAGCGCCCGGAGCGGTCAATTGGACTGCCGGAACGTGGATTTATTACGACTTAGACCCATCTGCGACCGCTGGATTCTGGAGAATTCAGCAGATTTCTGGTGTAGACATGGGTTTTTATCAGGTTGTGTTCGGAACATTGCCTGTCGCCATACCAATGGCACGCATGAACCGTGATGATTACTCAAATCTGCCAAATAGATCGTTTACTGCGCTGCGTCCGCTGCAATATTGGTTCAATCGCACGATTCCACAGCCAAATATGGAAGTGTGGCCTGTACCAAACAGCATCGGGCCGCAGCTTGAGCTGTGGTTAAGCCGCTATATTCAGGACGTGGGTGACTTGAGTGGCTCGATTGAGATTCCTCAGTATATGTACCTTGCGATCCAGTGGGGATTGTCACACCAGATGGCGTGTGAGCTACCTGCTGTCGATCCATCACGCATAACTTATTGCGAACAACAGTACGAAAAACATTTAGTCATGGCGCAAAATGAAAACCGTGACAAATCGCCGATACTAATTGCGCCAAATATTAGCTATTACACTAGGTGATGGGGTAAAATAAGACCATCATGGAAGCCTTTGTTTATTCGTGGTCAGACCACAAAACTGCTAAGATTTATGTCGGCGTTCACAAAGGAAACGTCGAAGATGGGTATGTCTGTTCTTCTAAGTCTATGATGGTTGAACACAATAAAAGACCAGAGGATTTTACTCGTCAGATCATTGCCAAAGGCACATTAAATGATTGCGCTACATTAGAAGTTGCGATTATTAAACAATTGCTCAAAGACAAAAATACTTGCTATAACCGTGCCGCTGGCAAAATGATCATCAATGATGTTCCGCCTCGTTTAGGTGTGCCGCATTCAGAAGAAGCAAGAAAAAAAATAAGTCAAGCTAATGTTAATCGTAAAGTATCTGAAAAAACAAAACAACTAATGAGTATGCGCCATTCTGGCAATAAATACGCATTAGGGTCAATTCGTTCTGAAGAACATAAATTAGCAATTAGTATTGCCAATAAAAATAAAATTATATCTTTAGAAACTCGTAAAAAAATAGGTGAAAACACATCTAAAAAGCTTACGGGTAAAAAGTTAACGGCTGAGCATATTGAAAAAATGAAAAAAGCTGTTACTGGCAAACCCAAATCAAAAGAACACGTTGAGAAAGTGCGGCGTGCGTTGATTGAATATTGGTCTAAAAAGAAAAAAGAGGCTGAAAATGCCTAGATTCTTAGATACAATAGGTAATAGTACTCTAAGCGTGTTCGTGTGTGACCGCTGCAAAATGAAGCGTCCGTATAGTGATATGCGTCCAGACGGGAATATACCTGCGATAAAGGTATGCTCTGTTTCCTGCTCTGATGAATGGGATCCATACAGACTGCCTGCAAGATCCCCTGAAAAAATCACAATTCGGTTTCCGAGACCAGATTTGGATATTGCTGTGTACGATGATGCACTCACGACCGATCCGAATGTTGCGCTTGATCCTAATCAGACACCGCAGCATACGACAGAAGGCGAGTTTGGAATTGCGCCAGAGCAGGGCGATACTCCAAATGATGGCAACCTCAATAATCTTTCGCCATAGGTAAGGTATGTCAAACGTACGGATCAGCCAATTACCGACCGCACAAAGCCCCATCACTGGTAGCGAACTTGTCCCTGTCGTTCAGAACGGAGTGACGGTTCAGACGACTGTTTCGGCAATCACTCAAAGTCCATCACTCACTGAGACGTTTTTAACTGTCGGTCAGCAACCTTTATTGCCTAACAGTCGGTATTTTTCGGCTATTAACGGTATCGGCATTACTGACGGTGGTGCTCAGGGTGCTTACACGATTGCGCTTAATGGCACCTCTGGATCGCTAGAATCAGCAGGCACAGGCGTTATCGTCAAGTCTGCAGCCAATACGATCACAGCTAGATCGCTCGCCACAAGCGGTAATGGCATTTCGGTTACCAACGGTAGTGGCGTATCAGGTAATCCAACATTCCAGTTGACTGGTTTAGCGCTGGCATTAGCTAACGCTACCGGCACAGGATTATTGGCGCTTGGATCGTCATCCACAATTAGCCCAGTAATTATTACTGGTACATCAAATCAAATCGGCGTGACAGGCGGTGATGGATCATCCACACCTACAATTAGTCTTGCAAGTAACCCAGTGATCCCCGGCACGGCTGGCGTGACACTTCCTGTTGGTACAACCGCTCAGCGTGGATCAACGACTGGAGAGATTCGCTATAACAGCGATTTGGGTCGATTTGAGGGCTACTACGCAGGATCATGGCAGACGTTCGGTATCGGTGATGGTACGCTGACTTCTGTTAGCGGCACGACTAGCCAGATCAACGTATCTACTGTGGGTGGAATTTCGACGGTTAGTTTGGCGTCGAATCCAATAATCCCCGGCGCTGGTGCGATTCAGATACCTTCAGGAACGACTGCATCACGTCCAGCATCACCTGTAAACGGTGACTTGCGTTACAACACCACCACGCAGACGTTTGAGGGTTATGCAAACGGCGCATGGGGTGCGATTGTTTCTGGTTCTGGCGTGACCTCGGTAGGCACAGGAACGGGATTGACGGGTGGTCCGATCACCTCGACCGGTACGATTTCAATCGCTAATACTTCGGTGACGGCTGCGTCATATGGATCTTCATATCAAGTTCCTACCTTTACCGTCAATGCTCAAGGTCAACTGACTTTAGCCTCAAACACTACGATTGATGCCGTTACGCTGACAACTGGCTCGATCACCACGACGCCCGTTAACTCAAATGATATCGTCAACAAGTCCTATGTTGATTCTATAGCGCAGGGTTTGTCTGTCAAAGCACCAGTTTTATGCGCAACGACCACTAGCATCACGCTGTCTGGCGAACAAACCATTGACGGAATTACGACCTCTGCAAGTCGTGTGTTGGTTAAGAACCAAGCCACCTCGTCGCAAAACGGTATTTACGTTTCATCGTCGGGCGCTTGGTCACGATCATCTGATGCCAATACTTGGAATCAATTGGTATCTGCATTTGTGTTTGTTGAGAAAGGAACGACACAAGCTGACACGGGTTGGGTCTGTACGGTTGATCCGGGTGGTACGCTTGGCGTTACTGCGGTTACTTGGGTTCAGTTCTCTGGTGCTGGTACTTACACCGCAGGCACAGGACTGACACTTACTGGTAGCCAGTTCAGCATTACTAATACTGCTGTCACCGCAGGATCATACGGCTCTGCTTCATCGGTTGGTACGTTCACAGTTAATGCACAGGGTCAGATAACGCTGGCTGGCAACACATCAATTGCGATTGCTGCTTCACAAGTGACAAGCGGCACGTTTACTGTATCCCAAGGCGGTACAGGCGTTGCCACGCTGACTGGGCTTGCCTACGGTAACGGCACATCGGCATTTACCGCAGCGACTGCAGCTCAGATCGTCAGCGCAATTGGATCAACCGCAGTTACGAATGCGACAAACGCAACAACCTCTACTAACCTCGCAGGTGGTGCAAACGGTTCGTTGCCATACCAAACAGGTTCAGGTGCGACGACGTTCTTAGCGGCGGGTACAAACGGTTATGTGTTGACGCTGGCTGGTGGCGTACCAACTTGGGCGGCTTCTACAGGTGGCGTGACATCATTCTCAGCAGGCACAACAGGTTTTACGCCAAGCACAGGAGCGACAGGCGCAGTGACGCTTGCAGGAACGCTTAACGTCTCCAACGGTGGTACGGGATTGACTTCGCTAACAGCGAACTACATTCCTTACGGCAACGGCACAAGCGCCTTACAATCTAGCGCCAATCATACGTTTGACGGCACTACTTTAACCCTTGGTAACGCAGGTGTAACAGCTCGCTTCCAAGGTGATTTTAGCAATGCAACGGTAGCCAGCAGAACTGCGTTTATAACAGGCACGACCAACGGATCAACCGGCATTTATGCGCTGCCAAACGGTACGAGCACGGCTGCATCATGGCAGGCAACTAACGCTGCTGATCCTACCAACGCCTCAAAGATTCTGATTGCTACTAACGGCTCGACAGATGTTCAGTTGGTATCAGGAATTAACGGCACAGGCACATACTTGCCGTTGTCTATTTTTAATGGTGGTTTAGGTCGGTTTGTGTTTGGAACTGCGGGTCAGTTTGGGATTGGGCCAATCGCCAGCGTTTCATATGGTACATCAGGTCAAGTTCTGCAATCAAACGGTGCTTCGGCTGCGCCTACTTGGGTAACACCCGCAGGTGGTGTGACTCTGTCAAACGACACGTCTACCGCTTCAAACCTATACCCTACGTTTGCCTCAGCGACGTCAGGGTCAGTGTCTACTGTATATACTGGCAATGCTAACTTATTGTATAAGCCAAGTACTGGTGAGTTTCAATCTCAAGCACTCATGGCAATTAACGGCTTGACGCTGAACAATGCAACAGTGAATACTAGCTACACAATCCCAACGGGTTATAACGCCGTGAGTGCTGGGCCAATGACCATCGCTTCTGGCGTAACGGTTACGATCCCGGCAAGCAGCGTATGGGTCGTGGTGTAAAGGAAAAGACATGGCACAAACTGGATTTACACCTCTCATTAGTTATCACAGCACAACGTCTGGAAACGTCCCGTCGGTGTCTAATCTCGCTGTGGGTGAGATTGCTGTCAACGTCGCTGATAAGAAGCTGTACATCACTGACGGAACAACGGTTTACGGTATTACGGGCGGTGCAACCGGCGGCGGTACGGATCAGGTATTTGTTAACAACGGGCAGACTGTTAATTACAATTACACGATACCTAGTGGTCAGAATTCGATGAGCACTGGGCCAATTTCAATCAACTCGGGCGTGACTGTGACGATCAGCTCAGGTTCAGTTTGGGCAATCATATAATGGGACTCCGACTCAAAGCTCCCTCGCTAGGTACGGTTGAAGTCAACCCTGTTGACACGGCATCTAATTTGTCTGTAAACGTGCAGGCTGCGAGTGGCGTGTTGTCTTACGCTGATTCTTCAACGGGTGGATTGTTTTTACCAGTAGGAACTACGGCGCAACGTCCTGCAAGTCCTAGCACAGGGCAGATGAGATTCAATACCACGACGGGTTCAGTCGAAACTTACAACGGCTCTTCTTGGGGTTAACAAATGTCTGGAAACATCAAACTCGCAGCACCATCAGGCGGAAGTGTCACGCTAAACGCTGTCGATACTGCAAACAACTTTGTAATGAGTGTCCCTGCGGCGGCGGGTATTCTGATTAACGCTGACTCTGCTACGGGTGCGGCACAACTTCCTGTAGGAACGACTGCACAACGCCCTGCTAGTCCTGTTACTGGTCAATTAAGATTTAACAGCACTAACACGGGTGCTGAGTTTTACAATGGCACAGTTTGGACTGGTCTTGGTAAATACAACGTTAATCTTTTGATTGTTGCTGGTGGTGGTGGAGCGGGTACTAGTAATGGCGGTGGTGGCGGTGCAGGGGGCGTTTTAACTGGTCTAAATATAGTTACACCCGGAACTTCGTATGCAATTACAGTTGGTGCAGGTGGCGCAACGCATACTAATGGTAATAATTCATTAGTTTCTGGAATAGCAACAGCAATTGGTGGTGGATATGGAGGTCAACCATCAACTTACAATGGTGGATCAGGAGGTTCTGGGGGCGGATCTGGAACAGATGGGGTTACAACTGGTTCTGGAGGAGCTGGAACTAGTGGTCAAGGGTTTGCAGGCGGCTCTAACGCATCTGGTACTACTTCACCTTATCCGGGTGGTGGTGGTGGCGGTGCGGGTGCAGTAGGCGCAAACAGTTCTAGTGGAAGCGGTGGTGCTGGCGGCAACGGGGTTATTAACACAATTGCAGGATCATCAACATATTATGGAGGCGGTGGCGGTGGTTACGGTAGTGGCCCTGCTGCGGGAGGTTTAGGCGGAGGCGGTGCGGGTAACGGAACTGCTGGAACTGCAAATACAGGCGGCGGTGGTGGTGGAAATGGCGGCGCAGGCGGATCAGGGGTTGTTATTATTGCTTACGCAAGCACTGCACAAATTGGTACAGGCGGTACGGTTACTTCATATACTAATGCTGTTGGCGCAACTGTCTGGGTACACACTTTCACGAGTTCTGGCACATTTACAGCATAAGGAAAAAACATGACTGCCAAAAACGAAACTTTTGACATGGATATTGAGTTAGCTCATAGCCTGTTTGAGTATCGTGACGGTGCTTTGTACTGGAAATCTGACGTTGCTCGCAATGTGAAGGCTGGTGATCGTGTTGCCAAAAATAGTAATGCGCCACGTTTGCGTGTTTGTTATGACGGGAAATACCATACGCTTCACCGCATTATTTTTGCCATGAATCACGGCTATTACCCTGAAGTTGTTGACCACATCAACGGGGATGGGCGTGACAATCGGATTGAAAATTTACGGTCGGCTGATATGCGAACTAATGCCCAAAACCGTAAGCGACATACAAAAAACGCTAGCGGCGCAAAGAATGTTGGATTTAAGTCTGCACGAAACAGATGGCGTGTCACGATTACAAGAAATGATGGTACGACTATGGATAAGCTGTTTAAACATTTTGACATTGCCTGTACGATTGCTGAGTTGGCTCGGCTGAAGTACCACGGCGAATTTGCACGAGCATAGGAGAAATATATGACCGCTTTCGTCGGAGGAAGTACAGGGTTCGGCCCTCCATCATGGACAACGGCAGGTAGACCATCTTCACCCGTGAACGGGCAGATGGGATGGAATACGACGCTTGGTCAATTAGAATGCTGGACAGGCTCACAATGGCAACAGATTACTTCGTTGTTGTACAGCATTAGCTATTTGGTTGTAGCGGGTGGTGGAGGTGGTGGTTCTGGTGCTGGCGGTGGAGCAGGAGGATTTTTAACTGGAACAACTGCTATTTCTGCAGGAATTGCATATGCGATTACCATTGGTGCAGGTGGTACTGGGGGTCAAACAAACGTAAGCAGAGGTACAAACGGAGGTAATTCTTCTTTTAGTACTATTGCCACATCTTTAGGGGGCGGTGGCGGGGGGTCATTTAACACCTATGCTGTAGGATCATCGGGTGGTTCTGGTGGCGGCGGTTCTGTGAGTTCCGGCGGTGGCGCTGCTGGCGGCTCAGGGACTTCTGGACAAGGTAATGCTGGCGGCACTGGTGGCACAGGAGGTACTGGCACTTCAGGCGGCGGCGGTGGAGCAGGAGCTGTTGGTGGTAATACAGTAATTACGGGAGCAAACGGCGGCGTTGGACTTATATCTACAATTAGCGGAAGTTCCGTTTATTACGCTGGTGGAGGTGGTGCTGGTGGCGATACAACTATCGGCTGGGCTAATGGTTCTGGCGGGTTAGGCGGCGGTGGGAATGGGAATAGCACAGCAACACCTACAGCAGCAACAGCAAACCTAGGCGGTGGCGGTGGTGGTGCTGGGTATAATGGGTCAAACTATACCGGGGGTACAGGCGGTTCAGGTATTGTCATCATTTCTTACGCTGGCACACAGCGTGGCACGGGTGGCACAGTCACTTCATCAGGCGGTTATACAATTCACACGTTTACAAGTTCAGGCACATATAACGCCTAATTTTCAGGAGATTTTTAAATGTCGCATTTCGCAAAAGTAGTAGACGGCAAAGTCACTCAAGTGATCGTAGCTGAAAAAGAATTCTTCGACACGTTCGTGGACAACAGTCCCGGTCAGTGGCTGCAGACCTCATACAATACTCGTGGCAATGTTCACTACGGTGCTGACGGTAAGCCTGACGGTGGCGTAGCCCTGCGTGGTAACTATGCTGGCATCGGTTACACCTACGATGCAGTTAAAGACGTCTTCGTCGCACCCCAGCCATTCCCATCGTGGACGCTAAGTGCAAACTATTTGTGGGAAGCACCAGTAGCGATGCCTACGGATGGTAAGCCATACGCTTGGGACGAGGCTACCAAGGCTTGGAAAGAAGTAGTTGCAGCTTAATTATGCCAGCTAAACCTAAACCTTTGCCGAGCATGGAAACCTTGAATTCATTATTTGAGTTCAAGGATGGCGTGCTTTACAACAAGCCTGACAGATCGTATCCGGCAAAGGCTGGTCAGCCTGTTGGTTATGAAATTGCTGGGTATCAATTTGTTGACATCAAACGGCAAAAGTATGCCGTTCATCGTATTGCGTTTTATATGCACCACGGTTGGGTTCCAGATCAAATCGATCATATTAACGGCAACGGGCTTGACAATCGTATTGATAATTTACGTCCTGCGACTGATGCACAAAACGCTTACAACAGGGCAACAAGCAAGACCAACACTAGCGGGCATAAAGGCATCGTAGAGTACAAAGGCAAAAAAGCAAGTAGCTGGATTGCGCAAATTTGGTATGGCGGTAAATACAAACACCTTGGCTCGTTCTCATCAAAAGAACTAGCTGTTGATTTTTTAGAATTAGCTCGTGATCTAACTCACGGCGAATATGCCAATCACGGCACTTTTAGGAGTATTTGACGTGGCTCTCGATATTCAAGGCACAGACTACTTAAAGCTCCCAGTCGGGACTACGGCGCAGCGTCCTTCTACGCCTGCGTCAGGTATGGTTCGCATGAACTCTACTACCAATAATCCTGAGTGGTACGACACAACTACGTCCTCATGGCTTCAATTCTCACAACCTGCTGGATATTCGGTTAACTACCTTGTTGTTGCTGGTGGCGGTGGGGGTGGATATAACAAATCCGGTGGCGGCGGGGCGGGCGGCGTATTAGCAACAACTGTCACTTTAACCTCTGGTACTGCTTACACAATTACTGTTGGTTCTGGAGGTGCTGGCGCATCATCAAATTCAAGCGCAGGAACAAGTGGAGCAAACTCATCAATTTCAACTATCGCAACAGCAACTGGCGGTGGTGGCGGTGGAACATACAACGGTAGCGCAACGTATGAAAACGGATTAAGTGGTGGCAGCGGCGGCGGTGGAGCAGGCGGAGATTACAGTCCTGCAGGAACCGGAGGCTCTGGAACTTCAGGTCAAGGTTATTCGGGAGGTTCTGGCTATTACCAAAGTGGCGGTGGATCAGGTGGTGGCGGTGGTGGAGCTAGTGCCGTAGGTCAAAATGCGGCTAGCAATAATGGTGGGAATGGCGGAAATGGTGTTTCATCATCTATTTCTGGAACGTCTACATATTATGGTGGCGGTGGTGGCGGTGCTAACTTTAACGGTGGTACGAGCGGAACAAACGGCACAGGAGGATCAGGTGGTGGTGGTTCGGCTACAAATACCACTGGTAATTCTGGAACTGCTAATACCGGTGGTGGTGGCGGTGCTGGTTACACTGGAGGTGGCGGTGCAGGTGGCTCAGGCATCGTAATCATAAGCTACCTCGGCAGTCAGCGTGGCACAGGCGGTACGGTTACTTCAAGCGGCGGATACACCATTCACACATTCACTTCATCTGGAACGTATAACGCATGAACATTTCTATCGAACTTATCAACGCAATCATGGGCTATCTTTGTTCAAAGCCTTATGCTGAAGTGGCTCAATTAGTGAGCCAGATTCAGGTTGAAGTAATGAAAGCGCAAGCACCCGTAGACGAGCAACCAAAGGAGTAAACCATGCAATTCCTAAAAGAGATTCGTGAGCATCTAGCTAATTATGAAACCGAGGCTGCGGCTGAGATTCATAAGTTTATTGATTGGCTGCATACCAAGTATGTAGAACCCGGCGCACCCGTCGTCGCTCCTCCGGTGACTAGCTATGTCGAACAAGCTCCTACATTCACTCCTGCAGCCGATAATGCTCCTGCTGCTAGTGCTCCTTCTGCCGTTCCTGCTGTTGATAGCGCTGCTGCACCAGTTGATCCTGCACCTGTGGAAGCACCCGCTGATGAGCCTGCTGCTGATCCTGCTCCTGCTGCAGATGAAACCGTGGTAGAGGCCAAAGATGGCAACGCATAAGACACATTGGATCGCCGGAGCAATTAAAAAACCCGGCGCTTTGCGTGAAGCGCTTCATGTCCCAGAGGGCAAGAAGATACCCGCAAAGAAGTTGGATGCCACCGCTAAAAAGCCCGGCAAGTTAGGTCAACGTGCAAGATTAGCAAAGACATTGAAGGGGTTCTAAATGGATTGGCAGCAAGTCATCAATCTTGGCGCTGGTGCGGCGCTTGGCGTCATAGGATGGTTTGCTCGCCAACTTTGGGAAGCCGTCCAAAAGCTCAAAGAGGATGTCTCTGGACTTGAGCTTCATGTTGCTGAAAACTACGTCAAAAAAGTAGACATTACGGCTCGGTTTGATCGTATTGAAATGCTTCTTGACAAGTTGTACGACAAGCTCGATCAAAAGGCGGACAGATAATGGATCCAATTAGCGCTCTATTGAATATTGGAAACACGCTTATACAGCGTATATTTCCTGATCCTGCGCAAGCGGCTCAGGCTCAATTAGCTTTGCTAAAGATGCAGCAGGATGGTGATTTGGCTGCAATCAGCGGTCAGATGGACATCAACAAGGTGGAAGCCGCTTCCACTTCAATATTTGTGTCTGGCTGGCGTCCATTCTGTGGATGGATCTGTGGATTTGGCTTGGGCTATGTTGCCATCCTAGAGCCTATTGCAAGGCTCGTAGCGACCCTTGTGGGCTACTCAGGATCATTCCCCCAGATTGATACTACCCTGACGATGCAAGTCCTCCTAGGTATGCTTGGTATGGGCGGATTACGTTCTCTAGATAAAGCCAAAGGCGTTGCGTCAAAATAATGGTTACTGCTAAAAAATCCGCAGTTAAAAAGACGGTGAGGCGAACTACAAGACGACCACCACCTAAAGAAGACTTTACTGACAAGGTCGTTGATTTAATTAAATGGATTGACAGTCCGTTTAAGTTAATCACGGTGGTGCTGATTTCGTTTATTGCTTTTGCTGGTTATTTCGCTTGGGATTCCCGACAGGTCATTTTGGGTGCGATTGCAGCCAAGAAAACCGAAATGAAAGAAGTACCGGCAATTGAGGCAATATCCAAAAATTTATTGTATGACCTAAGCGCAGATGTGGTCGTGGTTAATGCTGTAAACCTGCAGGCAAATAGCCGAAGCACATTGTTGGTGCTGAGCAATCAGGGTAGAGATAAAGCCTTGGAGGGGTCAATCAACGCATTATTTACTAGCGTTCCCGAGCATAACAAATCCGTCATTACAATGTTTCAGGGTGAAGTTTCCTGTGAACCATTTATTCCAGCATCAAAACTTGGGGATTTTGCCATCAAGCACGGTGTGACATATATGTGCAGAGGTTCTGTTCCGCCAGAAATGGGACGGTTTGTAGGCTATATCGCTGTTGGCTTCGCAGTCCAACCCAAAGATGTAGCGCAAGTCAAAGCTCGGATTAACCTTGCAAGTACGGAGATGGCTAAGTGATAACTAAAAACCTTTTGGTTGACAGCGGCACTTGCTCAGACGCAATGGCGGATATGTGGCTGGATGCATTGAATGCAACTTGCGAAAAGTACGAAATCAACACCCCAGAGCGGGTAGCTGGTTTTTTGTCCCAAGCTGCCCACGAGTCTGGTGGATTCAAGTTTGTGGCGGAAAACCTAAATTATTCCGCACCTGCCCTGCGCTCCATCTTTGGTAAGTATTTTCCTGACGATTCAGTAGCAAATGCCTACGCCCGTAATCCAGAAAAGATAGCAAATAGAATATATGCAAACAGGATGGGCAATGGTGACGAAGCTTCTGGGGAAGGTTTTAAGTACCGTGGTCGAGGGCTTATTCAACTCACGGGCAAGGATAATTATGTTGCATTTGGTAACGCTACTGGGGTGGACGCTGTTAATAATCCTGCTCTTGTTGAACATCCTGAAGCGGCGGCTCTATCTGCTGGCTGGTTTTGGAGTACTCGCCACCTTAATAATTATGCTGATGTAAAAGACGTGGTTGGCATGACAAAACGAGTAAACGGCGGTACAAACGGCTTGGATGATCGCCAAATGCGTTATGCCAAGATCATGGACTATTTTAATGCACAGGGGTAAAATTAAGGCGTGTCGGTTTGTTAAAAACTGAGCCGAACCTTACTTGGGACAACTGACATGACCGCATCTTTTGCTTTAACTTACGACAATCTAGTGACTGCCGTGGAGCAGTACTTAGAACGTAGTGACGCCTCTGTCGTTCAGCAAATCCCCACATTTATTACCCTAGCTGAGTTTGAAATCGCTCAGCAGATTAAGACGCTCGGTCAAATTGAAGTCGCGCAGGGTTATATGGAACCGAATAATCCGGTTATCCCCAAGCCCGCGCGTTGGCGCAAAACTGTGTCCATGAGCGTGGTTGACTCCACGGGTGAACGTGTTCCGGTGTACCTTAGAAAGTACGAATACCTTACCAATTACAATGCAGAAAGCCCATCGGGTTTACCCTTATATTACGGGGATTATGATTATGATAACTGGTATGTTTCACCAATCCCTGACCAAGCTTACCAATTTGAAGTCTTGGTTTATCAGCGTCTGCAACCACTGTCTTCAACGAATCAGACGAATTGGCTGACCAATAATGCGCCAAATGCGATGTTATTTGGCACGCTTTTACAAGCATCTATTTACGTCACAAACGATGCTCGATTGCAGTTATTCCAACAAAAATACGACGTGGCGATGCAAGCCTTGAAAGCAGAAGACGTGGCTCGTGTGGGCGATAGATCGGCTATCGCTGTGGATTCCTAGAGGTAATTATGACGTCATACGTTAATCCATTGACCGGTCAGACCATTAGCCCTTCACAGGTGGGCTATGAGGCGCTGACAATATCGACGAGCACAGTGCTTAACTGGCCTATCAACAGCTCATACACCACTGACACGCCTACCGTTGCGGCAATTATGCAGGTGACGGCAACTGCCGTAGGGCTTGATCTGCTCATGCCACCGGCTAATCAGGTGTCTACTGGTCAAGCGGTCTTAATTGAGAACGTCGGTACGATTCCTTTCACAGTAACGGACAACTCAGGCAATACTATTATTGTCGTGAACTCCACGCTAGCGCAGTATGTATTCCTGACCGATAACTCCACGATAAATGGAATTTGGTCAAGCATCGGATTTAATGCAAGCGGCTCATCGTCTAGCGCTGCTGCGCTTGCAGGTTACGGTCTTGAGGCTATTGGCAACACGCTTAATACGGTTTTCTATGAAGGCACAATCGCTTCAAGCACAAGCCTTACTTCAACTTATCAGTCCCAGTTTTTGGTTTGGACGGGCGGTGTAGGAACGATTACATTCCCATCAAGTGCATCGGCAGGCATAGGTAATGGCTGGTTTGTTGCCCTAAGAAACGGCGGCACGGGTACGCTCACTTTGACGCCATCCGGCACCGATACGATTGACGGCAATTCTAATAAGCAAATCAACCCGACCGAGTCGTTGGTGATCGTTTCCAACGGCACGAACGGATGGTCAACCTTTGCTTATGGTCGCAATAACAACTTCATTTACACGCAGTTGGCAATTGGCGTGACTGGTGGCACATTAACTTTGTCGGCTACGCAATATGCCAACGTCGTGCAGACCTACACAGGTACGCTTACATCCAACCAGATCGTCATTCTGCCTTCTACGGTGCAGATTTACTACGTTGAGAATTCAACTAGCGGGTCATACTCGTTGACCTTTAAGACCTCATCGATGACAGGCTCAACAGTATCTGTACCCCAAGGTCAGACGCTTACTATTATTTGTGATGGCACGAACGTATATAACGCCTCAAGCGCTGCGGCAAGTTCATTAACCACGCTGACAATTAACTCAGGCTCGGCGACCAACCCGTCGCTAAACTTTTCTGGCGATACAAACACCGGTTTTTATCACCCGGGTTCAGGTCAGCTCGGTTTTGCCCTATCTGGTGCAAATGCCATGACGCTTAATAGCTCGGGGTTGACAGTTGTGAATGGTATTAGCGGAGGTATGTTTTGACTAAGCAAGTCCTGTCGCTGAAGATACCTCCCGGTATTCAACGGGATGGTACGATCCTCGATGCGCCGTCTTATGTCGATGGCTCATGGGTTCGTTTTCAGCGTGGTCGTCCTCGCAAAATGTGGGGTTATAACGCCATTTTCCAGAATGCTACAGGGGTTTCCCGTGGCATGGTGATGAGTTCATATAACGAGGTCAACTACGTCTACTCGGGCTATAACGGTGGACTTCAGTATTGGTCAACAAGCAATAACGGTGGCGTGGGGTCTGGCCCATACCCCATCACGATGTCTGGGTTTACATCTAGCCCAAATAACTTATGGCAGTTTGACATTGGATATGACTCCAACGGCGGCGGAGCTACAACAATCGTTGCTCACCCCGGTCAGAACCTCAATGACATTAGTAGCACTGTCGATACCCCGGTGTTGTACGGCACATTTCCCGGCGGATCGTTATCTGAGGTAGGTCAATTTACCGCCTCCGTAGCGCTCACAAACGGCACAAATACTGGCGTGATTACTGGTGTGAATGGTTTGGTATACCCCGGACAGTTAGTAATAGGCGCAGGGTTCGTCGCTGGCACAACGGTAACCCAAGCCATCGTAAATAGTGGCAATACTGACCTGACATTTTCAAATAACTATACAGGCACGACTGGCACTGAAACATTGACATTCGATAATCAGATTAGTGTGTCAGGTGGGTGCTGCATTATTTATCCTTATTTGTTTGTATACGGCAATAATGGATTGATTCAGAACTCGTCGGCGGGTAATTTTCAGAACTGGGTGGCAGCAGATGCGAATGCGAACAACGTCGCTACTGGCAAGATTGTTAAGGGTATGCCTCTGCGTGGCGGTACTACTTCCCCTAGTGGCTTGTTCTGGTCTTTGGACAGTATCATTCGGGTTTATTACAACCCAGTCTCGGTAGGCTCAGGCTCAACCACCAGTACGACGTACTGGGGTTACGACCTGATTAGCTGCCAATCATCACTACTTTCTTCATCCTCCATTATTGAATACGACGGTATTTTCTACTGGTGCGGTACAGACAGATTCCTTTGCTACAACGGTATCGTGCAGGAAATGCAAAACACGATGAACATGAACTACTTTTTTGACAATCTGAACTATGCTCAGCGTCAGAAAGTATGGGTATCAAAAGTGCCACGTTGGGGTGAGATTTGGTGGTTTTACCCTCGAGGCGATGCTACAGAATGCAATGACGCCATTATTTACAATGTGCGTGAAAAGACTTGGTACGATGCTGGTCAGGCGCTAGGCGCAAGACGCTCCGCAGGTGTGTTTACAGAAGTGTTCAGATTCCCCGTTTGGGCAGGCAATGATGAGGATACTAACGGGAACACTATCTTGTGGCAACATGAGACAGGTGTAGATCAAATCTACCAGAACACGCAAACAGCAATTCAAAGTTACTTTGAAACCAATAGCATTGGGTATAACACGGGTGGGCCGGGGCTTTCCCGCCAGACCGTGCAAGGTCAAAACAACTGGATGAGAATAGAGCGTGTTGAACCTGATTTCATCCAGTCCGGTGAAATGGACATCTACGTTACTGGACGTAGTTATGCGGATGATAATGATCAGGTGAGTGGTCCGTATCCGTTTGACCCCACGACGTTAAAAGTTGATATGCGTGAGCAGCGCCGTGAGCCTAGATTAAAGTTTAATAGTAACGTCGTAGGTGGCGATTATCAGATGGGTAATGTTTTAATATCCGCTGAAATCAGTGATGTTCGTGGTACAGGTAACCCATGATAGTCTATGATCCCCGTGGGCATGACTGGAATCATTGGTGCGCTCGCATGAATGAGTTGTTTGCGGCGAACCAGCTCGGCACGGTGCCAGAGGATCAATGGCGCAGCTGGGCGGAAGGTATGTTAGGAATTGGGTATTTTAATAGTTCTGCCGTTGCAGACCCTAGGTTATTTAGTACTTGGCAAGAATGGGCAGAACGTATGGTAGAGGCAATGACAGTGTTGCCTATTACAGGTAAAGGCTGATTATGGCATGGTCACAAGTTCAATCTGGCGATGGGAGCACTTATTACGTAAGTGATACGGGGGAGACGTCCAATGACCCGTCCGTGATGAGTAATCAGAGCTTGGCTTCACAGCCTGTTACTGCGCAAAATGTTGCACAGGCATACCAACAGGTAATGGGTACAGCGCCAACGCAGGATTGGATTAACCAAACCGTTTCGGCATATAACGATCCAAACGCTACTGTGGGTAATGTCATTCGTGACACCGCTACGGCAGCATCTGCAAGCGGCACGCCGTTTACCAATACTGCGGGTGATCCAAATAGTTTTGCTGCTGGCGCTCAATATTATCAAAACCAAGGGTACATACCCGGTGGCACTACATATGAAGGCGTGCCTACTTCATTTGTTGACCCGAAAACAGGTAAAGTAGTTGCTCAATATGGTGTAACACAACAGGATCAAGGCGGTACGCCAACGTCTTATGCATCTAGTCAATTTCAGTGGAACCCATCAAGCTCAGTTCCACAAGGATACACCACAGCTTTAGCTATTCCACAGACCGATTACAACACTGGTCTTTTGGATGCGCTTAAAGGTGTTGGAATGGTGGTAGCCACTATCGGAGGCGCTGGTGCGCTTGATGCTCTCGGCGGAGCAGATGCATTGGCAAGTACGGGGTTTGGAGGTGGCGCTCCGGCCTCATTATCTAATGGTGCAGCAGCTACAGAAGCCGCATATGAATCAGCATTGCCCGGTGCAGGCCAAGGCGCAGACGCACTTGTTAACGGTGCAGTACCTGCTACGTCAGGATTAAGCGCATCTCAGATTGCACAGCTAGCAACGAAAGCCTTGCCGCCTCTTTTAAAAGTTTTAACGAGTTCGGGAACTACATCATCGGGTCAGGGGTCATCTAGTCAAGGATTACCCACTAGCCAAAGCACCTCTGGTCAAAGTTCTCAATCTACTAGTTCAAATGGCCCGTGGAACAACAACGGCAATCCGTTGCAAGCTACCGAATTGACTTGGTCACCAACTGCAGAAAAACCCATTACAGCAGGGGATGCAAATTTACAAATGTTACTTCCTAACTTAGACCCCAGCTTGATGCGTCAGTTTGCCATGAACGGCATGATCCCCTCTGGTGTGGGCGGTCAATCTTCAGTAGGCAATACTCAACAGCCTAGCTATTACACCTATGGCTCACCAGCTCAAACCACGCAATTCACGACCGCTCAAACGCCCTTATCAATTGATAAGAATTCAATCCAAAGCGGTATGGCAGGTTATGCAGGTGGGGGTGGTGTCTTAGCCTCTTTCAGAGATGGGGGTCAGGATCATGTACCCGAGTTTATTACTGGCGCAACTGGTCATTATGTCAAAGGGCGTGGAGACGGCCAGTCAGATGATATCCCTGCAATGTTGGCAGAAGGTGAATATGTGTTTGATGCTGACACGGTTGCCCAACTTGGAAATGGATCAAGTGATGCAGGAGCCAAAGTGCTTGATAAAATGAGGGAGGCGATAAGAGAGCATAAGCGTAGCGCCCCCGTAAATTCTATTCCACCTAAGGCAAAATCTCCACTTGAGTACCTGAAAGAAGGTATGAAAATGAAAGGCAAAAGGAAATAATTATGGCTGGCGTCGGACTTAGCTCAACTTACACAACACCCGCTGATATCGGTACTGCAGGGTCAACCAGTAGCGGATCCCTAACACAGGGTGCAGCACTGCCCAATATTACTACGACGCAACAGCAGGCAACTGCAGCGCCTAGTTGGTACACGGATTATCTCCAAAATATTGCTCAGCAGGGTGCACAGGCCGCGCAGAATGCTCAGTTTGTGGGTATTCAGCCGATGCAGCAGCAGGCGTATAACCTCGCTCAGTCTAACGTCGGTAATTACCAACCTACGCTGAATACAGCTACCGGCGCTTTAGGCTCATCAATTAACGCTACCTCGCCGTTAAGCGCTGCGCAGCCTTACCTCAGTTCTGCCGCTAATCCGACCTACAACACCGTCAACCAATATATGAATCCTTACGTCAATGACGTGGTTTCGCAGATTGGTAATCTGGCTGAACAGAATGTAATGAACAACGTCGCTCCGCAAACGACCGCGGGGCTAGTGGGTACGGGTCAATTCGGTTCACAGCGCGGCGCTCAGGCATTGGCATCAAACTTAGGTCAATATGGCCAACAGACTACTGCCCTACAAGCCAATGCGCTGAACACTGGGTATCAAAATGCCATGACCGAAGCGCAAGCCCAAGCTGTGTTGCAGGGTCAGTTAGGTCAAACAGCAGGCTCGTTGGCGTCACAAGGTCAACAGAACTTAGCCAATGCTGCGCAAATAGGCGGTCAGTTAGCCACTACAACTCAGAATTTAGGCTTAGGTGATGTCAATGCCCTAGATACGCTTGGCACGCAACAGCAGCAGATTTTGCAAGCCCAGCAGCTATTTCCGCTGCAGATGGCTCAAGCTGAAGCTGGATTGCTCCAAGGCGCTCAGATTCCTACTTCTGTATCGTCTACCTATACAGGCCCAATACCGGGTGCTTACCAGAATTCGCCGTTGTCTCAAATTGCTACGCTCGGCAGTACGATCGGTGCAATAAGCAACACGCCGTTCGGTCAGGCGATTGGGAATGCTGTAGGTAGTTATTTTGGATCAAATACAACCCCAACATTTAACAGTCTAGATCCTTACAATACGACGACAGCTGGTCAAACTACTGCAGATTCGATGCTAAATAATCCGTCCACGTTGTTTACCAATACATCTGGATTGTCTCCTTCAAATGCAAGCTATTTAACAAATAACGGCTTTGGTTCTGGGTTAAATTTAAATAACATACCGGCTTCACCTTCTTATATTGGTGTTGGCGACTAAGGAATAAATTATGGCAACTGGCGCACTTCCTACAGCACCTACAATGATCGGCACCGATCCGGATGCTCAGAAAGAATACTTTGATGCCTTAAACCAGGCTTTAAAAGCTCTTGAAGGACGACAAGAAACGAACTGGTGGAACGTAGCTGCTGGTTTTGCTAAGCCTACTCGATCAGGGTCTTTTGGGGAATCCCTTGGTAATGTTGCTGAGACTCTAGGCAAACAGCAAGAAGAGCAAGAAGCACGTGCTCCTGCCATTGCTCAGATGCGTGCTGCATTGGCTGGTCAGAAATTTCAAACCGCCCAAGAAGTCGGCGCTCAGAACATATTACTCAACGCTTTAGGCGGTCAGAACCTAGGCGAAGTAGCCCAGCAATTCGCGACTCCCGAAGGCGCTATCGCAGACCCTTCGTTAGTTATGAGATTAGCTCGTGCGCAGCAGCTCACCCCGCCGGGTACTAGGGCGGCTGAGCAGTTGAAAGGGTTGATTGACACGCAGATGAAAATGCTAGACTTCGGTATCAAGTCTAACACCCTCACTAACGACCAAATAAAAACCTACAACGAAGGGCTAAAGACGCAGTTTCAAACGGGTATTACTCCTATTTTACCCAACGTGGGCGGTCGTCAGCCGCAACCCGCTACGGCTGCGCAAGCCCCCGCGGTTGGGCAACCCGCTACAAACACCACGCAGGTCGCTGCGCCCAACACCATAGTACCACGGGAAGCAGTGGTCAACGCGCTTACTAATATGTATGACCTGAAGTCAGACCAGCTTTCCTCCAGCCGCTCTCGTGAAGAACAGCAGGCTCTTTATGACCGTTGGAAAGCGGGCGATAAGAGCGTCTTCACGCCCGTTAATCCTGCGGATTACCCAGACCAAAAGGTGTTCCACGCTAACGCCTTAGATGTCCCTCGCGCTGTACCCGAGAAATTCATGAACTCGCTGGGCTGGTACCGTCCTAATCCGGAGAAAGATCCCGTTCACTACGAGCCTATGAAGCCGGGGGCGGTTTCTGGCGCGGTGGAGAATAAACCCTCCGCATTAGTGCCTGAGTCGGCGCAAAAAGACATACTGGCTCAAAAAGAATTTGAGCGTCAGCAATTAGAA